TCTTTGCCTCGTTTGTCTATCCTGGCAACTTCCTTGTTACCCTTAGTTATCTGCTCATTCATCATACCCGCCTGTTGCTGCATCTGCTGTAACATCTGGTTCATCTGGGCGAGCTTGGTCTGTAATATCACCTTAGGGTCTGTAGAGAATTGGTCAGGGTCTTTGACTCCATCCTTCTCAAGCCAATCTTGGAGGGCATTGTAGACATCCTCCTGGTCTACCACGCCCGCCTGCATAAATTGGGCTATCAACATCAGTCTATTCTGTGCCTTGACGGTAGCCAAATCCTTATCTGCCACTTCTAATGTCCCATTGCTTCTGACCTCAGCGGGGAAGTTAAAGTCCTCTCTGGTTACCTCGCCCAATCCCTCTATGAATATACTCTCATCTAATCTATCCTTCAGTATATCAAACATCTTCTGATACACACTGGACAGGGTATTATTCCAGTTGATTACGTCAAGATTAAGTATGCCCGAAGTCTGCTTAACACCCTCTCGTATCTCGCCTAATGTCTTACCCCCGCCAGCATTAGTAGCGTTGCGGAATAGTTGGTCTGTAGACCCTACGTATTCCTCTGCTGACGCTTTCAATATCTGCATTATCCTATCGCTTGATACATCAACAGTAGACGGTTCATTAAGTCGTTTAATCTCCTGACCTACCTGCTTAACGGGAAGTTTTTCGCCTGGGGTGAAGTGTAGATGAGCGTCAAGTATGTCTGATGTATCCAATACCTCCCACATAGGAGTATTATTCATCTCATCACGGATAATCATGTTATTGATTGACCGTTCCATTATTTCCTGGATAGCCCGTATCTGCTCAGGAAGCCCCCGTGAATTATGATACCTGGGGTCTTTAATCTCATTATCAAACTTGTCATAATTCCAGGCGTCATGGGTGAACTCGTAGGGGAATTGTATGTCCTGAAGCAATGCTTCTTCTGGGTCATATACATCTGCTAAGGTCGTAAACGCCCACCTTTTCAAACGGCTCTTTGGCTTATCGGCATACCATGTAAGAGTCTCATGTATCCTGAATAGGTCGCTTGCTTGACCTGACATTACCCCTTCGTTATAGCCCTTCTGGGTCTCGACCATATCATCATTGTCATTCTTGGATACTCCACTTAAGTCTATATCATCCAAGTCTTTCTTACGAAACGACCCATCACGCATTTTCTGCTCAAGGGTATGGCGAGGCAGAAAGTATTCATAGGTAATCCGTTCAGACTGCTCAATGTCTGTAGTATATGAAGGGACTATCACCTTAGTCGGCACAGGAACTTCAACATCAGGAAACGACTTGACTTCCTCATAGTCAAACTCTATCACCCTCTCACCACTCTTAAACTGGCTTACCGCCTCATCTATTGCCTCCTTATCATCCTCATTCTCAGGGTCTAAGTCAAATCGGTCGGCTACAAACTGTCTAAGTTCATCCTTAGTGAGAGATTTAAGCTCATCCTCTACTCCTTCAGGCAGGTCATCTAAGTCTATCATCTTATGCCTAATTACCGACTTGAACGTCTCAATCGTGCGGAATAGGGCAAATCCATACTGCTTAGCGAAGTCGGCGGCAAGGGATAACTTCTGAAACATATTGAGTTCCCGACTACGGAGATACATATTGAGGACACTCTCAGACTTTTGTATCTTGATTTTAATCTCAGGTGTCATCTGAAAACCATCCTTAAGGGCTACCTTAGCCATATTCTTAGGCGACCAAGCGGACAAAACCAGATTGGGTGTAGCTTTCTTGATGAGTTTATCTGTCTCCGGCAGGGGGATGTCAGGGGCGTCTGGGTAGGGGAAATCGCTTGCCCGCTTGACACCTAAGCGTTGATTGGTGGCTATAATCATCTTCAACTTCCAGTTTTCGCGGTCAGTATCGTCATTGACTACCTTGCCGCGGAGTTTAACCAGAAAGTCCTTCATATGTTTACTTATCTTACCCTCGTTAGTCTTATCCTTCACATTCCGTTCTTCTGCCATAGTATTAGTCCACTCCTATGCTACGCAGTATTATGCGTATGATACCCTCGCCAACTCCCTTGGGAAGTTCTCATGGTAATCCCAGCCGTAGCCATTGGTCTTCTCTCTGGGAAACCTCAGTGTATTCTGTTTCCTTATATAATCCATCTGATGTCCCCTGATATGCCGAGCCATCCAGAGCATGATGATAAGAGCGTCAGCCCTGTCAGGAGATGACCCCAGCCTATTCTTAGTCTCTATCTTAGGCTCAATCCTTAGCTTACCCTTACTTGTCCTGATATACTGGACACTGGACAGTTGTCGTATGAGTTTGGGATCATTAGGTATGGATACATTGCCATCTATGAATAGTCCCCTCGCATGAAACCACATCTCGGTCTTAAGGTCAGCGTAATGCTCCATCCCGAAGTCCGTGCCGTTTCCACCTACCATCAGCCCCGTATACTTCTGCCTCATCTCACCTAACATATGGCAAACCCCTACTCCTAAGCCATCTTGCTCCACTCCGACATACTTAACGCCATGTTTCTGGGCAATGGACACCACCTTCCCAGCGGTCTCGGTGATAGTTTGCCCCACTCTGGCGTCTAATTCGACCAACATATTACCCTTACCTATCGCTATGACTGTCTCATCACCCTTAGGGGAATACGCCACATCTACCCCTACTACGCTCTCATTAGATATCGCCATCTCCCTCTCGATAGCCATCCTGACATACTGGGGTTGTATAACTATCTGGGCATCAGTAACCTCATCCCAAGACCCCTCCAGATAGACCTTTATCCAATCCTCAGGGTATATCTTCCTCAATCCACTCTCAAAGTCATCCTGTAGGAATGGGTTATCCTTAGGTCGAGACTGCACATAGACCGTATTATCCCCCTCTATCACCACTACACTCTCAGGCTTATTAGTCTTAGGGTTATTATATGTGAATCTACTCTCTTTACCTAATAGGAAGAAGTCTTTAAGCCAACACTCGGAAGGATTAGTCCCAAATAATCTCACATACCTCGGTCTTGTTCCATCAGGCAATACCTGCCTCACCGCCCCTTCGGTAAACAGGAACGCAGTATGGGGTATCTCACTCGCCTCATCAAACGCATAACCCGCCAGGTTCATAGACTTGACCTTCGTAACATTCTCCTCTTCAGCCAGCCCAGTGTATATAATCTCCGACCCATTGACAAACTTAATGACTCCTTCCGCTTTATTATGAGAGGAAACCAATACATGTGGCACTACTTCAAGAAGGGTCTTTAAGGTAGTATTCTTTAAATCAGCCAGGTGATACCGAGCCAATAGCCATCGCGACCCATTATACATCAGGCACAGGTGTATCAATTCTTGACAGATAGCTACGCTTTTGCCCCCTCCCCTGGCCCCTCCGAATAGTTTATACAACTGCGGGGCTTCATGGAACCTGGTCTGTGTAGGCGATGGATGATAAGTCGATTTAATGTCCATGCTCAACCTCAACCCTTTCCCTTAACCTCGTATAATGCCCATAATGCGGACACTCTGCACTATTCATTAACCTACAAGTCCTCTCAATAGTCCAGGCGACCTGTGAAGCTGTCTTTTTATCCACCATTTGTCTAATACAGCTGACAGCGGTACAATGAGGTATGGTTTTACTCTCTATCTTCATTATTAGATATATGTTGTCTACAGTAGGACACAAACATTTCACTCTTACACTCATGTATACAGCTTTCGCATATACTATCCAATGTCATGGTATTCTTACCTATATTGCTACTACCTTTACTACTACCCACCCGACCACCCTTAATTGATTTCTCCATTGGTTTATCCATTGTAAGACCCATTAGACCTCACCCAACCTGTTCCCGTACATTACGAATTAACTCCAGATAAGAAATACCCTTAATATCCTTCCGCTTAAGCCATACTATACTACCCTTCCGTGTGTAGACCCCTACTTCTGGATATACTTTTCTACAACTCATACCTGGACACAAACCCATATCTTACCTCCTATATTCCAACCAATACAACCATGGCTTACCCACTATTTCGCCTAATAGAATGAGCGAGAGTATTATCAAGGGTATACCTATAATCGTTATCATTACTTTATCCATCGTATAACCTGTTAATAATCAAAAGGTAGATATATTGATACTAATTAAAAATATGACGTTGGTTACGACCACCTTATATATGGGACCCACTCGGCAAATTCGCGATTGCCTACCCGTCGGGGATTCCATGTGTACCCGACGACCGACGAGGATAGCAATACTCCGACGCTGTGTCCTATAATAAAAATTATGTTAAGTATACAAGCACAGATATTATCTAGGTATTGTCTACTCATTAACATCATCATCATCTATGTCATTCTTGACTACGTCTATCCATTCATTACTTGGTTTAGCTGGTTTGTCGTCGGGGATGTCAACAGTAGTATACTCTAATTGTGGATGATCACTTGACTTTACTTGCGGGAAATTGGATAGATAGC